TCCTTTCAATGTTAATAACAGAGATAGGGGCCGAAGCCCCAATCAATTAGCCCCAGATACGGCAGCCCATTTGTGGGCGGATCGTGTTGAAGCCGTACAGAACGTCAATACGGCAAGGCATACGGTCATTGTTGATGTCGTACTGACGCACGACACGCAAAGAGATACCGTTGTGAACTGCGCGAGCAGCCATGTCAACACCTTGTGGCAACAGCAAGTCAGCAGTTGCAAAAGTGATGGCGTCCTTGTGATAGACCAAGTTCTGTGCGTACTGGCTAGAAGCAGCGCCTACGAACACGACAGCCTTACCAGAGACAGGGAAGCTGTCAACGGTAGCCAAAGCATTGGCGGCGGTGTAGATAGGAGCAACAGACACGACAATTGCAGTGCCGCTGGCAGTGGCGTCAGCCAAAGCAACGAACTGGAACAACGAACCAGTAGATTCACGGGTCTGTGGGTTCACAGCGAAGCAATCAGCAACAGTGAACACGTCACCGGCTTTAACTGTCAGGCCAGAGCCGATAGTCAAAGCAATGCTAGAAGCACCTTGAGAAGTCACAGTGGTGGTCACAGAGTTGCCGGTGGCAACGCGAGAGCCAGTTGTGTGTTGCTTGATAGACTGAGACATGTTGATCTCGTCAAAGCCCAACACGCCAGTGCCCATCATGCCGTTCTTGAATTGCTTGCTGATAGTGTCTGTAGGATTGAACAGACCTTTCATGCCTTCAACCAAGCCAGCGTTAGCAGCAGGGTTCACGGTAGCGTAACGTGGGGACATCACGGCTGCGTTCTCGTTCAGCTTCTGCTGGGCTTGCAACAAGACCAAAGAAGTAGAAGGAGTTGTGCCAGGTGTGCCAACGGTGTTACCGATGGTTTTGTACGCATTGGCCACGTCTGCATCAATAGAAGATGCCAACTGGCTGATACGAGGCTTCAACACACGCTCTGCGAAGTCATCCAATTGCATGGTCAATTCAGCAGATGTGAAGTTGACACCGATGTGCTTTTGGCTGGCAACGGTCAAAGTGGTGAACTGCTCGTTGTCGTCTTGCACTTGCAAGGCAGCGCCGTCAGTTACCAAAGCGCGGTCAGGTAAACGGATACGCAGTGTAGAACCGATCTTAGCACCTTCAACAGCGAAGCTGTCGTCATACTGGCGGTTCACGTTACGGGTAAGCACAAGGTTGTTCTCGAGGATTTCGAGAGCTTTTCTTGTGATCATATCAATCGTCAGAATACTGTTTGACATTTTAAAAGTCCTTTAAAAAAAATTAGCGGTTCTGCGCTTCCCACTTCTTTATCTGTCGTTTGCGTTCGGCCTCAATCCACTGCGAATCCGTCATGGTCTTGGTAGACCTTGGATCAGTAGTGTCATAAGCCGACACTCCAGCGGAGCGTGCGGTGACAGGAGAAATCGGCGCTGGCGCAGATGTTGTTTTCTTGATCGGGGGCGCTGATGCCAATTTGGCTTCAATTCTCCCAATCTCTTTCGCCTGACCGAGTGGCGTCATGCGTGAGATGCGATCTGCTTCTTTTGGATTTGAGCCAAGGTAGTACGCTAACTCAGGCCCAATGTCCGAAGACTGGATCGTTTCTGCCATCACGTTTGTGATCGGTAGCTTGGGGTTGTAGGCGACTTGTTCAAAGTCATCGTACTTGTCCCGCGCTGCTTCTTCACGCTCTTGATAGCTTTCGAGAACGGCTGATTGCTGCTTGGCTGCTTCACGTTTGGCCAATAGTTCTTCAGCTTTCTGATAGGCCATTGCTTCCGCATAGGCTTCAGGGCTTTCAAACTGGTCAACGGACGCAGTTGGTGCAGCTTTCACGATTTGCGATTCCGCAGACCGATTTGCTTGCTCTCTTTCCCACTTACGTTGCTCTCTTGCGAGGCGTTTGCCGATCATCGCATCAATTTCAGCCTGGGAGTACTTCTTTTCCTCTGTGGCCTGATCAACTTGGTTCTCAGCGACTTCCGGCGTACTTTCAGCAACTTCAGGTGTGGCCGTCACATCCGTGGTTGGCGCGGAGTCTACTTCCGCTAGGGCTTGGACTTCTTCAGTCATGTTTTCTGAATCCTAAGATTCCTCGGTGAACCTCGCCGATACGGTTGTTTTCAGCATTATGCTGGAATTTGTTCTTGTTGTGCAAGTATATAAGCGGCGATAACTTCAGGTGTGTGGATAGATGCGGCAATTGCTTGCACTTTGGCATCTTCACCGCTTACGTCAGCACCAGGCACAACAACGTGGCGGTGAAGCTGGCTAGATATTTCAACGCCATCTTCTTTGATAGCGCTTTTTGTACGAACTTGAATGCAGCCGTTTTCAACAACTTCAATCAGATCGACAGAGATAACTTTTTCAAAAGCCATGATATTTTCCTTTTAACAATCAGTTGCGCCATCAAACTCTGGCAGGGTTTTTAAATAATTGTAGGCTTGAGCAATTGGGTTGTCACCATTTAAATCATACGGACAAAAATGGAATGTTTCCGCAAATGCTGGTTTGTCAATGGTCGTATATGTACGAACCGCAAACTGAATCGCGTCTTTTGCAGACAACGACAAACCTTCTACACGATGATATGCGCCAACAGCTTCAAAGCCGTGAATCGTTGTTTTAGTAAGTTCAAGTGCCATAGTAGTTCCTTGTTAAACAGCAATTGTGCCGTATGCTTTCCACGTTCCAGGTGTTCCTGCGGTGACGCAGTAATAGCCAGCATTGCCGCCAGCAGCAGCGTTTGTAATTTTTACAGTGTCGCCTTGGTTTGCACCAAATGGGCTAATTTCTGACGCTGTGCTTGGCGCAGAATCACCAAACTTTAAGCTAGCATATTGCCAAATAGTTGTGCCAGAAATCTTGCTGAAATTGCCTGGTATTTGACCTAATGCTGCTTCTGCGTTGATAACGCCAATTTGTGCTTTATTTACTTCAGTAGCGCCAGAGGGGAACACTTTCAATGCTTGGGTAGCGTCAATGTTTCCAACGCTAGAGTAGTTAAAAGAATACCGATAAAATGTGTATGACAACGGTAAATCAAAACCCGCAGTACCAATAATGGTTGAAAACCAAGAATCGGTTTTATCGCCATCAATTTGAATGTTGCCAGGTGCAACGTATGTACCAGCAGCAATACCTGTAAGACTTAAATAAGTGGCGTATAAACAAGTTGTATATACGTTGTTTTTCATATACAGCGCAAACAATGTAACGCCATAACTGTTGTTTAGTCGATTGGTGTAATTAACCAAAGAGTTGTCAGTTACGTAACTATTGCTTCGGCCACAACTTGTAACATTGTTACTTTCAAAAAGAATTGACGAACTAGTTTGTTGTTCGTCAAGCAACATCAATGGGCCTCGAAAACCTTGAATAGTGTTTCCAAAAATCTTTGTTCTTGTAACTAATTTCAAATGGAAAACGGCATTGCGTTGATCTTCTGCATCTGTCCAACTTGACGCGCCAACGCAAGCAATTCGATTGTCAAGAATTTCAATATCAGAAACGCCAGGAGAGTTATCAAATGCAGGCGAAACAATAAATGATCGGTAGTTATACGCTGGATGTGTTGGCGAAAGCGCAACTTTTGTCAGTTCAACGTCATTATTTTTAATAACGCAATCTAGTGTGTAGTTGCTTTGATTATACATATCGTATCCCAGAGCCGTAATACTACGTCCAATGTTGTTTTCTATAGCAAAGCTGCCGTTTTGCACCAAGGAACTAACAACGCCCATTGCTAAATATTTGTATATATAGTTTCCTACAATAGAAACACGCAATCCGTGTACTTCAATAGGAGAGCCACCTTTGCCCGTCCATTGCACATCTTGGGTTAATCTGTTGTTAAGAATACGGGCATCTGCCCCCATTGAATAAATGGTGGAATGGTCGTCAAGATTGGTGTTTGTTCCATCCAAGAATCCGCAATTGATAAATACGTTTTCATTGATAGTTGAATATGCGGTGTTTGGGTCAAGTGCAATAACTTGAGCACCTGGTGCGTCAACAATTCTTATTTGTTCACAAACAAAATTACCGCCTTGTTTTAAGTAAACAGCTTGGCACGTTGATTGATTTCCAAAAGAATTAAGAGGATAAACTTTGTTGTTGTATCCATTCATGTCAATTGTAAAATTGAACAAATTAAAATTATTAATTGCCACATCTGACGGGTTTTGAACAAATACTTGAAATCCTTTTGTGCCCGGCATCTGGTAATTAAGGTATGTTCCTGAATTAACATCAGCAACATATGTAAACGACTTAAGCAATTGATTAGCCGCGACTTTTAACACTGAATTTTTACCATTGCCAAAAATGGTGACATTTGACTTTGCAAAAAGCAAACCAAATATACTTTGTCCACGAGTAGCGTAGATGTTGGTTGGGTCAATGTAAGTAATTGCATCTAGCAAAAATGTCCCGTCAGGAATGTACACAGACCTGCTGTTGGCAGAGGCAAAATTAATGGCTGCTTGAATTGCGGCAACACTATCGACCACTCCAGTTGGGTCTGCGCCATAGTCAATGATATTGACTGGCGCTCCAGTAATCATTGAGTAAGATGCTTTAGTTAAAGACATTTTTAATCCAATCAAGCAAAATAAGTGAATATTCCGTATACAAGAGTTCCACTTAATGTGGCGTTGTTGACCGCACCAGCGCCAATAGCGTTCAAAATGTTTGTATTTGTTGATCCTGCTGTTTGAATGGCAATTCCAACAGCGGCGGTAGACCCTAAATAACCATTAGAGTTAATATTAGTTGCTGGTGTAAAAGGCAACCCATCAATTCGCGCCCCGTTTGTATTTGCAGTGACTGGATATGTGATTTGCAACTGACACGTAACCATTCGGCCAATTTTGGTGTACGTTGCGTTTGTTACGGTAAAAGTTAAACCAGCGCCAGAACCATCAATAGGTGTCCAAGTACCTTCTTCATAGTCAGCCAACAACTCGCTAGTGCCTGTGCCTGGCGTGGCAGAAAAATCAACGCCTTGCCCCGATGTGCCAACTACAAAACTACCTGTTGATGCAGTAACAGAAGTTGCGCTAATTGCCCGGCCTGCTGTTAAGTTAGCAACGGAAACCTGTCTAGTTGTGCTGCTTTGAACAATAGGCAATACTTCCGTACCCGCTAGCGGGGTTGTAGAAGCAGGGAGTGCGGAAATTTTGCTGTCTGCCATGATAATTCCTTATTAGTTGTACAGAATTTCAATTAAAGAAGTAAAAGGCGGCGCTTGAGTAAATGTCAAAGTGCCGCCTGACACAGAATATGTATTTCTATTTTGATATATGCCATTAATGTAAACAGCGACCGCATTCCCTGAAATCGAATAACTAACAGTTGATCCATTTCCTGTGTAGTTTGTTACTGCAAACGCACCAGAACCAAAAATATTGTCATATGTTGCAATCAATACATCATTTGAATCTTTTAAAACAAATTTGTATGGAATTGGTAAAATCCAAATTTCGCCGCCATTAGGTACACGGCCGGCGGCATCTAACACAACTGGATTAGTACGGGCAACATTTCCTGCATTAGTTGTGTAGCTAACTAAAGGAGTAGTTGTGCCCGCCGCATAGGTGTACAACTTACCACCGGTCAAAACTGCGCCGGTATTTGTAAAAAATTGGGCCGCTACACCGCCCACGGGAGAAAGGTATACAACGGCCATTTAGATCACTCCAAAAGAATCAAACCACCGTCCTCTTGGACGAGATTGTCATTGTTTTCGCACAACAAATTGCCGATAATGATCTCGGCATGCTTTCCAGAAACCAACGTGGCAATACCGCCAAGACCAAT